ATGTGGGATCTTAAAACAGCAATTTGGCGTATATCATAATGAATGAATTTAGTACAACGAAGGCAATAGAACTTTCGCAACTTTTGTCTGAAATAAAAGGTAGCGCAATTACGATTGCTATAGCAAGCCTGATGACTGATGATGGTACCACGAACATCATATTTAAAACGGATCTTTCCGATGCCGAAGTGATTATGCTTGACGCTATCATTGACGCGCATATACCTATTGAGGTACCACCTGAAGCTGTCCAAGTTTCGATTGGTGTAAAAACCGATTCGGATGATATCCCATACGTGTATCCAACATCAAAGCCATTGAACCACTATGTGTGTTTCCAAGGTGCTGATGATATGGTACCGGCTAACCGTGTTGATCAATTGGTACCACATTTCAATACACCCGCAATTGCTTCAATGGGTAATGGTAAGAAAGTAATTTTTGCCATTAAATCCAATGAAAAGAGTATCACCAAAGAATTTGCATTCAGTGAAAACGTCTATGTGAAAGATGGGTACATTATTGTTAAAGGTGCGCCAATGGGTGCATGTTTTGATATTGAGATAATCCACCCAGTGTATGGACTGTTATTCCCCTTTGGGAAGCGTGTTCCGTTGATGGGTGATGGTTGGTTCCCGATGGATACAGAAGATCGTGGGTACCTTCCTATGGGGCTTAAACTTCGAATCACGGTGTACAACAGTCAATTTATTGATGCTGAAGATGATGGTGAAGAGGCACCAACCGACTTTTTCCTATCCGGGCGATTCGAGCTATACCGCCCAAAGCCACCGGGCACCTAAATACAGAAATAACCACAGGAAATTCAGCGATGACTAAAATTGCATTTTACAAGGGTACAAGCAAATCATTATGGAATGCCTTTCAGCAATGGGCAATTCGTGCATGGACTTTAGGCAAATATAGTCACGTTGAAATTATCAATGATTATGGTTCCCGTGATACAAAAACGTGGATGTGGTTCGCGGCAACATCGTATCACCCCGGTACGACTATTGCCCGGTCAATTAAATTCAACGAAGAAAATTGGGATATTTTCGAATTACCAACTGATGTGAATTACGACGAAGCCTACGCGTACATGTACAGTAAAATGGGTGTGAAATACGATTGGCTTGGTATTGTATTGAGTCAAACCATACCCCTAAATATACACGACAAGAAACGATTGTTCTGTTCTGAATATGTGGCTAAGGCGTTGAAGAAAACCGCCCTATTCCGTGGTGATACCGCAACACCACAATCATATTCACCAAACGGTCTTTACCGAAAACTTAAAAAGATGGATGCGTTAAAGTAATGGCAAAAGTTACAACCCGAATACAGTTGATTGAGTATTGCCTTCGCAAACTTGGTTTTCCTGTTATCGAAATTAACGTTGATGACGATCAAATCCAAGACCGTCTTGATGATGCATTCGATTATTATTATGACTATCACGTCGATGCAACTGAACGGTCATTCTTCGCTGTTGAGCTTGTACAGGACGATATCGACAACGGGTATGTAAATATACCAGATGACATGATATTCGTCACACGGGCACTACCATTCCAGCGTAGCGGCAATTCTGTATACCCAATGGGTGATCCCAATGCCGCGTGGAATTTTAACACGATGTTTGGTAGTTCAGGTACAACAGGTGGCGGTGCTGGTGGACAACAATCATCAATTGGTGGTAATGCGGGTGTAACAGGTGATTTAACATTGACATCATATTACCTCAACATGCAATTCTATGAGGATGTGACGCAATTATTTGGTGGGGGTGAAGTTCCTATCCGATTTAACCGTCACACTAACCGCGTATACCTTGATATGGATTGGGTTCAATCTGGTATTAAAGTTGGTGAATTCATCATGTTGGAAGGGCAACGTATGCTTGACCCTGAAACATACAATGATGTTTATAATGATCGATGGATCAAGCGGTATGCTACGGCACAAATCAAAAAGCAATGGGGTGCAAACCTTATTAAATATTCAGGTATCGCGTTACCCGGTGGCGTTACTTTAGATGGTGATAAGCTATTTGAAGAGGCAAACGGTGAAATCGAGAAGCTTGAAGAGGAAATGCAAACCATGTATGAAGAACCCCCAATGTTCTTCATGGGATAACCAAAAGCCGGTTCAATAAATACTAAGACAAATTCAAAATTCTAGGAGAATTTCATGACCAAATTACATAACCCACTATCAGCCGGTGCAGCCGATGATTATGTGGATTTCATTAAAACTCGTTTAGATGCGGGTGATGACGCCGCCGCTCTTGAAACTGCATTACGTGGTTTTGATAGTCTTGCAGCTGGTGTTGTTGTTAAGCAGCGATTGGAACAAGCATTCATTGCAACCAAGCGAACTCGAATCCTATCAAATGGTCAGGTTGTTGTAACAATGACCGGCGGTGGTACAGGGTATGCCATTGGGGATAAGATCCCAGTAAATGGTGACGGTGTTGGTTGTGAAATCACAGTAACAAGCGTTGCTGGTGGTGTGATCGACGGGTTTACTCAAACCGGTGGACAAGACTACATATCAACAGCCGCCGCCGATTCAACAGGTGTTGGTAATGCTGATGCAACGTTCACAACTGCTATTGATAATGATATCAATACGCTTGAAGTGGCAAGTGCTGCTGTACAGGCTGCATAATGGACATTCGTCCATCAATTTAAGGAGGTGATCCTAAATCATGCGATCTGAAACAACAGGTATGGATAAGCGACCGGGGTATTAATATGGATCGTCGACCATCAATCTAACCAAAGGGGCTTTTTAGCCCCTTTGTTCTTTTATAAATACCCAATATAACAACAATAATTTTGGGTACCCCATGGCAACCTCATTCTATTTCGATCATTATCAGAATCGATCTGAACAAAATTTAATCGAAGATTTGACCATTGAGTCAATCAAGATGTATGGCGTTGACATGATTTATATGCCACGCGAAACAATTGAACGTGATGATATTTTCGGTGAAGATATTATCACCAAATTCGATTCAAATTACATGATTGAACTGTACGTTGAAACCGTCGATGGATTCGAAGGTGGGCAAGATGTGCTTGCTAAGTTCGGTCTACAGATTGTTGATCAAGCTACCTTCATTCTTGCCAAGCGCCGATTCGAAGAGGTTATCACAGACAAGGTGCGTCCAATGGAAGGCGACTTGATCTATTTCCCCCTATCCAATTCTGTATTTGAAGTTAACCACGTCGAACATGAAAACCCATTCTATCAGGTGGGAAAACTATTCACGTATAAATTAACCGTTGAATTGTTCTCACATAGCCATGAAGACTTTGATACTGGCATTGAGAACATTGACCGTATCAGTGACGACCATTCACCTGAATCCGAAATCGAGCGTGCCGACAACATTGAAATTCAAATTGAAGCTGATGATGTGTTGATTGGGGATGATGAAGCAAATTACCCCAATGTAGCTGATGACAATGGATTCAACCCCGAAAACCCATTTGGTGGATTCTAATGATTGAATCAACATTTTACCACAATACAACCCGCCGCTATACCGTTGCATTTGGTTCAATATTTAATGGCATCACCATTGAACGAACCAATAAAGCCGGTGAAGTTATCAGTGCGTTACCGGTTCCCTTATTGTATTCGGATAAAGAAAAATTTGTTCGACGTGCGGTGGCATTATCCAGTATTAGCGAAAATGAAACCAAGGTGAAAGAAACATTACCCGCCATGGGCTTCGAATTGCTAAATATTAGCTATGCACCATTGCGCAAGACTAACACCATGAACCGAATAGTCAACGATGCCGAATCGAATGCCAAATTCATGTTCAACCGGGTGCCATATGATTTCAATTTTGCCGTATATGTAGCAGCGCGCCGTATTGATGACGCGTTGCGAATTGTAGAGCAAATATTGCCATATTTCACCCCCGAACTGAATTTGCGAATGTCTGAATTACAGGGATTCCCAGATTTGGTATCTGACATTTCAGTTGTTCTTGACGATACCGCATTTGACACCGAAGCACAGGGAACTTTCGAAGATCGTCGGGTAACACAGTGGAACATGACTTTCACACTGAAGGGGTATTTATATGCCAATGTTCGCGACATTACCTTGATCAAGAAAACCATTATCGATATGTCAGATTCGGAACTAAATACCTTCTATGAGGGGTACATGAGTCAAGTCGACCCATTGAGCGCGGGACGTGCAGACAACCCGACAATTAAAGAAGAGATTATCGATTATGCACGCGATTCTCAAACATTAAATGCAGATGGCGGTTCAACCGCATCCGCTCAATTGGACTAGAAGTACATGGAAACGAAATTATTAGAGTTCATTTTTGTTAATTATGGGGTGTACGGTGTTGTGGGAATAATCATTATTCTTGCACTCATCAAGATCCCACAGCCGTTGGCAAAAATAAAGTCGCTGTTTGGTTGGCTTCGAGCATCACGCGTTGTGCATCACACACCCCGCGATGTTCTGTTATCGAAGCTTGACTATTGGCTGAACTTTAAGATTAGCAATATAAAAATGAATGACCCCGGTCGTCAATTGCTATTCCGCGACATTCTTAAATTGAAATTTGAACAGTTTAAGAATTACGTCGAAACCGCACACAATAATACAACTGAAGAGTTGAGCGGTGCCGAAATGTTTCATGTTGTGTGTGAGGCATTCAATGAAACGGTTTCCGCGTATGAGGCTGATGCCCTTGCGCGTGGTGTACCCGAAGTTGTAATGATCAAGTATGCCGAATGGCAATTACGTTCATATGATTTTGCATTGCGCTCTACTGAAATGATCTGTTTATCTCATGGATATGGATCAAATGAAGCGCGTATGCAAGCTATATACAGCTTAATAACCGCAATGATGGAACTTACTATTGCTGAAGCTGAAAAGACGCTCACCGAGCTAAACGGTGAGTTAACAGGCATTGAATATAAAGGGGTGGTGTGTGGCTAAATCATTCGCACAACTTAATACAGAATTGAACGAAAGTTATAAACCGAAAGGTGTATTGCTCAAGTTATCCAACTACATCAAAAAATCAGTACCCGACATTGAACTTGATATTGTCGATAAAGGTAATGAGTGGTATGAGGTTTGGATTAGTGATGCACTCGACCATGGAAGTGAAACGATTGGGTTCATTAAAACCAATCTGGAAACATGGCAATGGCGATCAATTTGGTCAAGTACCCAAAGTGGTACAGCATTTGATAACTTGAGTGATGTTAAGGCATTTCTCAAGAAAAAAATCGCACCCGAACTTGTAAAGGAACGTGAATGATGTCTGAAAAATCTTGGAAGTCGGGTGCCGGTGGTGGTAAGTCGAGTACGGAAACCATATGAAAACTTTTACCGAATATCTCAGTGAACTCAAATTACACCGTGGGCATAAATTAACGCACACGGTTAAAGGTTCCGCCCCATTGGTGTGGTTCGCCATGGACAAAAAGTATGCGGATAGTTACACCGAATACCACGCCAGTTCAACGGTGAGTTCATTGGAATTTCATCCAGAAAATTCGGTTGATGTTGGTAAGGCTAAACGTCGATTAACCATCACCGACTTTATGGATGAAATTATCGAGAAGGCACATAAAGCCTTGATTGATATGAAATCACTTGACTCGGTATCAAAGCGGTTGCTGAAAAAATTCGGCAACGTTGCCATTAACCTTGATCAATTTTGGTATGACTCAGATGACTTTGCATTGTTCCTTGAAATATGCGGATTTGATTCACTCATAACTATTGAAGATGGGTACCAAACAATTGGAATTATCCGAAAGCATCTAAAGTAGGTCACATGAAAAAATTAGTCGATTATCTCAATGAAGAACGTAGCTGGCGTGCCAATGGTGCCACGTTGGTTGAAAATGTAAAAGATATCGTTTCACGATTCAATATTACGAAGGTTGATGGATCAACCGGGTTCAGTGAAAAAGATCAAAAGTGGTATGGGTGGTCTCACCGGGCAATCTTCGGTTTTGCAATTGGCGACAAACTATTTGAAGCCGGGTTCGGGGATGAAAAAACAACCTTTGATAAACATGGTTCCGAAACATGTAAAACCTTGGACGACTGCCATAAGGCGGCAAAAGCATTTTCTGATTATGTGTCATAAAGGTGACTTATTATGGATTCGATTGATCAATTTTTAGATGATAGTGCAAGTGGGCATGAAGAGGACGAAACCGTTTTCCATCCACCCATAATCGTCGACCGTGGAGATATTCAAGGTAAGCACACCGAAAGCATTGCCCAAAATGCAATGGATGATTATGAATTTGCTCGAACGAACATGAAGCAAATCATTGAAACTAATGTCAAGGCACTTGAGAAGTTATCGAAGATAGCGGTTGAGTCGGATTCCCCACGCGTATACGAAGTGATGTCAACGTACATCAAGCAAATGACAGATGCAAACAAAGCTTTGATCGACTTACATAGTTCGGTTCAGATTATTGTGAATGATGCGGGAGCGGGTTCCGGTGGGTCTGGTGATGGCGACAATTCAACAACCGTTACTAATAATTTCATAGGTTCCGCTGAAGAATTCTTGGACATGCTCGAAAAACAAGCAAAGACGCAAGAAAAAACCATTGAGGGAGTTGTAACTAAAGATGATTAATTTTTCTGATTATATTCTACTTGAGGATATCCGAACTAAATTCGATTTGAATAAACTATTTGATGAAATTAATCGATTGGGGTTTAACAACCGTATTGATAAAAATCAAATAATTTTACGATGGAGTAAATCCAAACACACCACAGGATTAGCGTCAATCACCGGGCGCAAGTATGACAAAGATAATAAGAAATGGGTAATCAATTCACCTGTTACGATCTCAATTTCTCATATGTTCGAGTTTGATGAAAATACGGTTAAATCCGTGCTTGCACATGAAATGGTACATGCTGATCATTTTATTCGGGGTGAAGATGTAAAAGATGATGACCACCATGGGAAGCTATTTATTGATGATTCGAAAATGGTCACCAAGAAAACAGGTATCAAAATATCAGTTAAGCATTCATCTAAGGGAATTACGTTAGCATCAAAAACACCATCCAAGGAATTGGGGTATTTTCTACATCATGATAGTAGTGGATATGCAATTGCATTATTCACACCGAAGGCATACCAAACTTTCATAGATACTAAATTCGAAGCAGTTAAAATCCGAAACCCTTGGATGGCAAAGGCACATCATGGGGTCATATCAACAACTTTAGGTAGTCGATTTAAAGTTAAGCGTTCAGTTACTTCATTTGACTTTTTTGCACTAACTGACACCGAGGCTCTTGAATTTATTAAATAATATGGCTAAGTCAAAGAACATATATTACAACGGAAATAAGAATTTAAAAAAAGCGGGTGTTCAGCTGGAAATGACCCCAGCTCAGCAAGTCGAATTCATTAAATGTAAAAACGACCCAGTTTATTTCTGTAAAAAATACGTGAAGATCGTCGATCTTGATCACGGTCTTGTCCCATTCGATATGTGGGATTTCCAAGAAGAAATGATGCGTGCCTATTGTGATAATCGATTTGTCATAAACCTATTGTCACGGCAAATGGGTAAATCAATCACAACCGTTGCCTTCTGCCTTCACACTGCAATTTTCACAAAACATCAATCTATTGGTGTACTTGCGAACAAAGCATCAACCGCACGCACGATCCTGAATCAAGCGCGTCGAATGTATGAGAACCTTCCATTCTTCCTACAAGTCGGTGTTGTTAAGTGGAATGAAGGTTACATTGAATTAGGGAACGGGTCAACCATTTTAGCCGAATCTGGTAACAGTGATGCGGTTCGTGGTTTCACATTCTCAACAATCGTATTGGATGAATTTGCGTTCCTTGAAAATG